ATGGAGCGCTACAAAAATCTTGGCGGCGACTCGAACGTAGTTGCCTACGAAATTGAACAGGGGGCGATTACTGTCCAATTCGGGGATGGCTCGGTTTATCTCTATACAACGCAAAGCGCTGGCGCAGCAAATATTGCCGAGATGCAGCGCCTGGCAAACGTCGGCCAAGGCCTAAATAGCTTCATTAGTCGCGTTGTTAAGAAGGGCTACGCCCGAAAAATCCGCTAGATTTTCGCTTGAATATGTTAGGAGGCGGGAAAGAGCAGGACATCCGTGTTTGTGTTACGCGTAAGCAGACATTCGCGATTGACTACCATCAAGGCACGTGAATGGACGACGACGCGATTGACATAATCGGCGCACGAAGGTCCGGCCTCGGGGGCGAAGTCGCCGTTCGAGCGTCCGCGTGAAAGCTCATGCCAACATCGGTAGATGGCCGGACTTGGCCGACTTCCGCTCGACGTAGGCGGCCGCCCCCGACCCGCTTCTGCCGTTCGGCCCACCTTCACCAAAGCACCGCTTCCAATGTAGATCGCCATCCAGGCGGCTACGTCGACCAGTTTCCTGATCGACTAACGAGGTACTTTTTATTCGTCGGTGTCGCATACGACGTAATTTGGTTTTCAGGAAGCGGAGAGATGGGCCCAGTCGAATTAGCAATTGAACTGTTCCACTATCCAAGCGCCTTATCACGCTCAGACAGCAGCACAATCGCAGCTCCAGTCATGTGCAGCATGTAGGCGACCAAATCAGTCGGAACTTCAGTGGGTTCCGCACCCTGTCCGTGTCCGGCTAATTTGTTTCGCGCAGTCGGCACGCCGGATTCCAGCGTCGCACGCAATGACGTGAAATGGCTTTGCCAAAAGGCTGGTACTAGCTCGTTGCTAAAGATCGCATTGATTAAATCACCCGCAGCACCACGCCCGCCAACGCTCCAGCCCCGCCTCCCGCAAATTACCTTCATCATGCTTTCAAATGCCTTAAGGCATTCGATCAACGCCTCTTTTGATCGCCCATGTCGGAAATGCTCGTGCGCAGCAAGATATTCTTCTTGTACCCCGTCATAACCAGGTGCGTTCAACAATTGGATTGCGGGCTTGACTACCTCTGCATGAAGAAATTGCGAGTCGACTCGTATGATCTCGTCATTCTCTAAGGCGTAGCCAACGCCGCACTCCCGAAATCGCAGATTGACTTCCTCAAGCGCCTCGTCAGCCAGTTGATCGTAGTTTTGTTCTCCGCGATATCCAGGCTTGCGCGTGAGCCTATCAATCGCTCGGCAGGATACTTCCACCGCATCTAATAGCTGATCGATGTCCTGATGTCGGAGCAAAAACGCCTTAAGTTGCAAATAGTGTGCGTCTGACTCACGGTTAGCTCCAGGTAGGGAAAACCATCCATGTTCTCGGCAAAGTATATCGACGATCAGCTTATAAGTACCTTGCACCTTTTTATAGCCATCGTAATATTCCTCGAGGCTCCCAAGGGCGCCATCAAAAATATGAACTAACTGAACCCGCAGCGCATCGGGTAAGCCGTCGTACTGGTAGACGTCTAACACATCCTTTTGCGCTCGTTTTTTCCGCTTCGAGTAAAGATCGTACACGGGCATGTTCATTTTCCTGATGTGGGAACCGTGATCAGCCAGTTAAAGACAGATCCCGAACATTATAAAACGAGTGACCTTATCCCCCCTTCCCAACGGGGGTGGGGCGTCCATCCCGTTGCTTACCCCTCTTCACACAGGCGCCGCTCCAGCGATAAGGTCATCCAGCAGACTGTCTATTGCCTCAATCCCAGGCATTAAGCCCTCAACCCGGCGATACTCTTCGGCAGGATTTATAGCCTGCCTCACCGCCCTTCTACTGGACGTGTGCGCCGCCTGTCCGCGCAATGACCCGAACGAATCAATCGCCGCGAGAAACGTCGGGTCCAACTGCGCTGGCCCAATTCCGAGTGGAAGCAACAGGGATAAGAGGTTCTTCTCCCGTACGCCATGGTTCTCAGTCCGGACGTAGTGGTGGAAGGAGGTGACCACCGGCGCAAAACGCTCGGAAACATCTACCAACATGGGCCATGCCTTTCTCTTGTTCTCCGAAGGAGCTTCCAGTGTGTCCGGCGGCGACGGCATTTCCTTTCCCGAGAACGCAAGGAGACAAAGCGCGATGCGAGATACGTGCGACCTTTCGTCCCAGGCTGCTCGAGCGCTGTTGGCTGCCTCCAGTGCACGATCCTCAAAGTAGGCCTCAATTTCAGCATGCGCTAGCACACGGTACGCGAGCGCGGTCATCGCGACCTTGTCTTCGTCCTCATAAACGCCAGTCTCGTCAAAAGGGTCCGGAAGGAGATGCCTCCGTAGCTCCGCGAGCTGCGCAACCAAGTGAGTCAGTCGCTCAGACGCCATCTCTGCCCCAAAGACCGTTAAACGTGATCCTTGGGCCACCGTGTGGCGCATCCGCATTAGCTTCTTGAGGAGCTTCGGGAAGCATGAATTCAAGCTCCAACAAGCGGCGCAGACTTTCTCCCCAAATACGCAGACGCGCCAAAGTATTTGGAACACCAGCGGTGTCACTTTCTGCTGCCTCCAAGAAATCAGGCCGCTCAATTACTTGGTTATAAGCAGCTATCACCTCGGCCGGGCTTTGCAGCATCGCATTGCGAATCCGTTCGTCCGCAGCATAAAAAACGAGGGCGTCAAATACAGCCCGGTTAAACGACTTGGAGCCCGTCTTACGAGCAACGTTTTCGGGCCCGAATAATCTCATCAGTGAGCGTGTTGCAGCTTCAAACTGATTGACAGCCTGCTGGATTAGCGGTTGCTCGGCCTCCCATCGATCATTCAGTTTTGCACAAGTTTGATCGAGAAAATCCTTCATACGTCCTCCGTAGGCGGGGAGGTAATAGTGGAAGGCCAAGAATCGAACCAAGAGCTCTACGTCCCGCATACGAGGATCGGGCGCCTCTTTGCCGAGGAGTTCCCGGAGAGCCTCGGAGTCGCCCGCAGCATCGTCCACGTAATCCGAAAACTCACCTGGGAACATCGCTTGACGCAACTCTTGCGGGGACAGCTTCACGCTACCCGTATTCAACCGCAAGAACACGAGGTGCAAAAAATCGTAGCTCGGCCAGTTCCTGATTACAACAGTGCGAATGGTGTAGTTAAGCAAGGCGTTCAAATCATCTTCGAACGCAGGGTCCGTGCTTAAAGTCTGATACGACTTGCGAGCCAAATCCCCCCTCGCCTCCAGACCCGACAAGCGAAACGCATTGTTCTGCCCATTCGCATTCCCAGTAAACTGCAGTAGCGTCAGGAGTCGCTGCTTACCATCTAGAACAATGTAGCGACCGCGCTGTCCCCGCTTCTCAGCCAGAACAATTTGTGGGACAGGCAGGCCGAGAATAAGGGACTCGACGAACAGACTCTTTCGCCGCGTCGTCCATGCATCCCGACGCTGGAAGCGGGGATTCATCTCAATGTTGCCTCGCGTGAGTTGCGAAACAATGGTCTCTACTGTCCAGTCCGCCGAATGCAGAACGGCCTGGGAGAACTCACTCGCCTGCTCGGCGTCAAGTTCCGTATCCGGTTCATCAATAAATTCGAGTCCGTTCTCTGCCATGATAGGGTCCAGTAATAGCCACAACAGTCAGAACCCCAATACTGCCAGATTCGAGCGACTTCTTGCATCGGCATCATGCGGTATCAAAGTTCCAAGCGGTCGATCTTCATGATGGCAATCGCCAATGCATACGGAGGCAGGTTCCCGCAGCACCAGTCCCGTGCTCCGCATGGCCAAGGATGGAATGCCGCGCCGCGTCAGCTACGCCAGAAGCGCGTAGCATGTCGGCCATACGGTGCCACAACGAGGGAAAGGTCAGCCGTGAGTCCGATTTGTGCAGGCGCCTATTTTGCATTCGAAGCCCAGCGCACAACGCAAGGCCGGGGCTCGTCGATTGTTGACGATTCAGATGCTCGCGTCGAGTGACTGTTTGTGGCCGATCCCTTTCGGGGGGACCAGCGACGCCCCATTCCAGCCTTATACGGCAAGCCTCATCGAGGAATTTGGCGTAACGAATCCGGGGCACCACCATGCCCGCGCGAGGGCGCCCCGCGTCACCAGCCGTCACCCGCTCTGAGCAACCGGACTAAAAGAGGCCGACCGGCTGCGCTGCGTCGTCCCAACTATAGATGATTAGCTCGTTGCGTTCGACGCCCTTGCCACCACCGACCGTATATTGAATCGGTGTGGTCTCGATATAGAACCCGTCAAACGCACGCCGAATATCGGGATGATCGTTCAGGCTCACGATCGCTCGCCCCTTCAACGAGCGCAGACGCTGCGCCATCTTCTCGTACTCGCTGAGCGGGAATGCCACGCCGTACCCCTCCGTCTCGTAGTACGGAGGATCCAGGTAGAAGAGCGTATGCGGCCGATCATATCGATCGATACATGCTGCCCAATCCAGCCGCTCCACGAATGTGTTTGCGAGCCGAAGGTGTGCCGCGGACAGTTCCTCCTCGATGCGCAATAGATTCAGGCCGGGCGGCGTTGTCGTCGCCGTGCCGAACGTCTGCCCCTCCAGCTTCCCACCAAAGCAACTTTTCTGCAGGTAGTAGAACCGCGCCGCACGTTGAATATCGGTGAGTGTTTCCGGGACCGTCTGTTTGAGCCACTCGAATACCTGCCGGCTCGTCAGGGCCCATTTGAACTGGCGCACGAACTCCTCCAGGTGATGCTGCACGACACGGTACAGGTTGATCAGCTCGCCGTTGACGTCGTTGATCACTTCAACCTTTGCCGGAGGACGCAGAAAGTACAGCGCTGCGCCGCCCGCGAACACCTCCACGTAGCAGTCGTGCGACGGGAAGCGCGGGATGATGTGATCCGCGAGACGGCGCTTACCGCCGATCCAAGGAATGATGGGATTTGCCATTGTGAAAGCCGTTTTTTAACTTGGTGTAAAATTCGGCCCGCCTACCGGTAGGTAGCAGGGCCTTGGCCGATTCACTGGTACAGCAGTGGAAAAGCGGCCGAGACGTGTGTTGCAGCACATGTCTCGGCCGCCCTGTTTTCTCAAAGAACGACTGCCCCCGCAGTCGTCATCCACAGATCGCCCACCCGACGTGCATGCGTCGAGCGCCATCGTCTATACTTCATACAAATTCAATGTAAGGTAGACGCAAGGCGGGTGAGCATCAACAGGCTCTGCTCCAGCGGAGCCTATGCATTGGCCGAGAGACCAATACGTAACAACAAGCCTTGAACAGACGAAATTTCTTGCTTGCGGCCGCACTGTCGCCGCTCTTCAGTTCGTGTAGTCGAGATCTCGCCGCACGCAAATTTCAACCCAGGTCAATTCTGTCCGGCCCAACGCCGAATGACGGCAATACGCACTCGCTGACGTTCGGCGATGACGGTATAACGTTCCTGCTCGACGGGAAGCCGTATCAAATTCGTAGCGGCGAAATGCATCCACCTCGTATTCCGAGGGAATACTGGCGCCACCGAATTCAAATGGCGAAGGCTATGGGAATGAACACCATAGCCGTCTACGTTATGTGGAACTTCCACGAGACCAGTGAAGGCACGTTCGAGTTCGATACCGACGAGCGCGACGTGGAAGCGTTCATCCGTCTCTGCCAAGAAGAAGGCATGTGGGTGCTGCTGCGACCAGGCCCGTATATCTGCGGCGAATGGGATCTCGGCGGACTCCCCGCCTACCTGCTCGCGCACGATGATATTCAGCTGCGTGTCGGTTCTCATCATGATCCGCGCTACATGGCCGCGGCGAAGCGATATATCGCCGAACTGGCGCCGCGTATCAAACCACTGATGTCGGTAGCTGGCGGCCCGATTCTGATGCTTCAGATCGAAAACGAATATGCAACCTACGGCAAGGATGTCACCTACCTGGAGGAAATCCGGGAATCATGGGTGCAGAGCGGCATTCCAGGCCCGTTCTTCACCGACGATGGCGTCAAGCAGTTGCAGGAAAGCCGCACGGCACTCGAAGGCTGCGCAATTGCGCTCAGCGGCCCGAAAGCACACGACGTCGCCAACATTTGCGAAGTGTTCCCAGGCTCAACAGTTATGGGCGGAGAGCTCTATCCGGGATTCTTCACACATTGGGGCGATCGAGAGTTTCAAGGTGCGAAGTCCGACATCTCTCGAGAGCTCGAAGACTTCATGCGATACGGCATCTCGTTCAGCATCTACGTGATCCATGGGGGCACGAACTTCGGATATTCGGCCGGTGCCAATATTGATTCGAAGACAAGCGAATACCAGCCGGACATCACGAGCTACGACTACAACGCGCCCATTGACGAACAAGGACGCGCCACTGATGCATATTCGAAGTACCGGTCACTGATCCAAGCACGGCTCGACACGCTGCTCCCGGATGTGCCGGCGCCGCCGCCCACCATCGACCTGTCCGGTGATTATGCATTGCGCCCCTATCTGTATGCATCGATTTGGGACAACCTGCCGGCGCCAGTCGCGACGCAGGACGACTCGCGACCGAAGCCGATGGAGTACCACCGCCAGACGTCGGGCTTCATCCTGTATCGCAAGACGGATATGCCGAGCACCGCTGGCGCCCTTACTTTGCAAGACGTACACGACTACGCAACCGTGTTCGCAAACGGCTCGTACATCGGCGGAGTGACTCGCGCCAAAATGCCGCGTTATCTGGCCGAAGGACTGGGCGTCGTGCCAAACGGCGATCGATTGGCCGTCGCACACGGCGTTTCCGCACTCGATGTGCTCGTTGAAGGTATGGGGCGCGTGAACTACGGCGATGATTTGATCGACCGCAAGGGAATTACGGAGGCCGTGCGCCTAGACGGGTCTGAGCTCCGTGGATGGCAAACGTATTCGCTTCCGATGAATCCGGAATTCGTCGAGGCACTTCGGCCGGCCTGCACCGATCCACACCGTCCCGGGCTCTTCTTCAAAGCTTCGCTTATGCTCAACGACGTAGGCGACACATTTCTAGACATGCGCCAATGGATCAAAGGTGTCGTATGGGTCAACGGCCGGAACATCGGGCGCTACTGGAACGTCGGGCCTCAGTTCCGGTTGTTCTGCCCCGCTCCTTGGCTTCGCAAGGGTTACAACGAAGTAACAATCTTCGATCTGCACCAAATCACGCCGGCACCGATCGATCTTCGATCAAGCGCCGTCGCATGATTTATTCGGCCGCTCCGCGAACGATCAGTGCGTCGTAATCCCGTTCGCACTGCTGGCCGGCGATACGGGCCCGGTCAGCATATTCTGCCAACTCGCCCGAGCGCTGGTCAGCGCGGCCGAGCACGTCGGCAAGCAGATCGAGGGCGTCGCCGGCTGTCGGGCTTCCGGTGGTAGCGGCGGGATGGCGGGCTGCTGCGACGAGCTGATCGACGCGCTGCTGCAGGCTGCCAGCGGCAGCGCGAGCAGCAAAAGCATCCGCGAGCGCGGCGGTTCGTTGTTGATTCGCATCTTTTGCGTTCTCCGATTGAGCCGCGGCGCGGCGGTTGGACTCGTCTCGCTCGGCCTGCAGGCCGTCAATCTGCTTAGCCTGAGCCGCGACTTTCGCAGTTTGGTCAGCATCACGGTGCCCCTTGAAATATCCACACGTCGCGCCGGCTACGATGCCGGCGACGAGGAGAAGCCAGATGCGCGGGTCGATCCATGTCATGCGACCACCTCCCCGCCGGCCACACGATATGCCGCCAGCAAATGCTCTATCTTGTTTTCGTGTTGACCGTACCCGGCCCCCGGCAGACTAGCCCATACGTTCGAAACCTTCGCCACCGCGTCGCGGAACCGGCCAGCGTCAATCAACGGCAATGCGCCGTGCTCGCGTAGCTGCTGCAGCGCGTAACAGTCCTGCGAAATCGGCCCGAAGTCCGGGAGATTCATCTGTGCCTGATAGATCCGCCACCAGCGCGTCAGGATCTGATATCGGCCCGCAGCCGTCGATGGCACCCGGATCTGCCGGTTGAGGACGTTCGGATGCGCTGCATAGCCGGAGAACAGCAGCGGGCGCGACGGCGTCGAGCCGACAAGGACGTTGTAGCCGTCGTCCGACTTCGCAAGCATTTCGGCGCCGATCTCGCTCACCGCGATCATGTCGAGAAACGCTGTGCGATTCCGGCCGCCGGCAGCGGTAACAGTGATGCGCGCCATCGTCACTTCTCCCCGAACATTCGCTTCGCGTTCCGGCGCAGCAGCACCTCGAGATACTGCGAGCCAATAATGCCGAGTGCGCTGCCGAGGCCGAGCAGTGCGATCGGCGGCAGATCCGGAATCTGCAACAGCGCGATTCCCGCCACCATCGAAGTTGCAGAGCCCAACATCGCACGGCCCGCAACTAGCCGAAATGTCAGCTGCTCACCACCTACCAACACCTTCGCGATACCAATCAGTCCGCCCATGATGATCAGCTCCAAAATGGTCTTTTCGTGGTCTTGCATCGAATCCCCGTAAACGAAAAAGCCGCCCAAAAGGCGGCAGTGATTTCTGTCCGGCCACACTTGACCGTGATTCCAAACTGCCGGCCACGCTGGGCCGGCAACCTCAACTAGAGGGAGCAAATTCTTCGTCCGGAGATTGGGGCCACTCAATCTCAAATGGAAATCCCGTTTGCTCGGGGAGCTTCCGCAGCGCTTCACGGTACTTCGTCCATGCATCGGCCTGGACCTTGACCGAAGCCGGAGCATCGGGCGGGACTACGGTCTTACCGTCACTACCGCGCAGCGCCATGTCCCGGAAGAAGCGAATATATTCTGCGCGGATCGGCTCTTCGTTAGCTTCGAAGTACGCATGCACGTCAGCATCCTCGGGCTGCGGCACCGATTCACTCGCCCAATGCGCGATAAACGGAGGGCCGCTTTGCCCTCCGTTCCGCTCTACCGGTTGAGCTGCGCGGTAGTCTTTACCCGGCACGAGGTCGGGATACATGCGCTTCAGAGCGAGCACCATGTGATCGTGCGTATATTTACTGAAATCCATCTGTGATCCTTATTGGTTACGCAAGACAACACCACGTTGCCAAATCGCCGTGATCGAACTGGTACTCGCAGCAACGCGCAGCCCTGTCACCACCCACGGGGCAGGCAAATCGATTTGACCGTGAATATTGCTGCTCACCGAACCAACGTAGTCAAATTCGGCGAGCCCTGAATCCCACTGCACGCGCGCGCCGACGTTCGCCTTTCCGTTGTCGCGGTTATAGAGGTCGGCCAGGACGTCGCTCAACCAAGCTCCACGGAACGGTAGCAGCACGTTGCCGTCAGTCCGGAATACAGCATCACCGACATGCAGGTTGCCTGACTGCCACGTTTCGCCACCATCGCTGACGTTCCAAGGAACACTGTTGTAAGCGTTGTTGATAATCTCAAGCCCACCGCCATCGCGCGCCCGGAAGTACGTCGTCGAGTTTTGTCCCGGCCTCCGATTCTGAAGCGCAAAATCCGCCTGCCATCCGTCCCGGCCTACCACCGGCCGGTCCGACATGCGCGGGGCTGCTATGCTGACGGCGTATCCCTGCACCCACTGCTGCGTCGCATATCCGACTACTTGCTTCGCGAGTGCGATGGGGCCAAAGTCGGTATTGTCCACAGTGACAAGCACGCCACTGCCATCCTTCGCCCAGCCGAGCTTTACGATGTTCGGACCTTGTCCGATGCCGGTTCCCTGCTGAACCGGGGTATAACCCAACGCATCCTGCTTCTTCGCCGTCGCTTGCGCGACGCGCAGCGGCGTCATCAGCTTCGTGTTGTCCTTCCCCGCTTCGGCCTCAGCTTGGCTCGCGATGGAGCCTGACACAGAACGCTGTGCGATCGCGACCACTGCGTCACGCAGTTGGGTCGTCGTCGCTTCGTCGGGATTGATGCCAGCTTCCCGCAGCACGTTGAGCACTTCGTCCGTCAGGTCGTTCCCCCACTTCGACGGAATCAACGAACCAACCTGCCCGGCGGCGGGATTTTCGTCGACGAACTTCCCATCCACCAGGCCGACACCCGGCACGCTCTTTGGATAATCCATCCCTATACCTCGTAGTCAAAAATCACCAACGTATGCGCAGGCGCATGACGCCGGATGTAGCACTCGATGCCGCTATTCGGATTGCGTCCGAACCGCTCGCCCCAAACTGTCACGCCCCAGCGGCGACCGTCGCTGCGCCGCCGCCCCATGTGCATCGTCCAGATGTACTGCTGCGCCCACGTACCGAAGCGAGCAACACCGAATCGCGACCGCCCAAACCGCGGCGCGCGGTGTTCCTCGATCCGGGCGTCCGGATAGCCGTTCTCACGCGCGAGCGATTCGAAATACTCGATGCGTTGACCACCAATGCCCAGCAATCGGTTGCGCACTTCGCGCTGTCGCTCTTCGAAGGACTGCGCCGGTCCAAGGCATTCGTCCGGCAGCGCACAGACGCGCTCCCAATCCGGCACAAGCTCGCGCACCGTCGCGGCGTCCATCTCGTCAAGCAGCGCCCATGCACGGGCATCGATGCGCAGGAACTCTGGCGCGAGGCCGGCGAGCACGCGGTGCACCTGCGGAGCGAGCTCGTCGCTCCATGCCGGACCGGGCGGCAGTAACGCGCGCAGCATCTGCAGATAGTCCGCCTCGTCTTTCACTGCCATTTCGTGGCTCCCATCACCGGGATCTCGTTAGGCTGCAGTGCGACGTCGTCGACGGGCTGCAGCAGCTTGTGATCGCGCTCGCCGCGCGCGCCGCTGATCACCTGTCTGAGATGCGATTCAAGTACGGTCACGCCGAGCGCCCCCTCCCGCTCCAGCAAATCAGACAGGTTTTCCACGACAGCCGTGCGCGTTGCCTCATCGTCGGGCGAAAGCCGAATATCGAAATCGATCGCGCGCGGCTTCGGCGCAAGCACGTACAACTCAGCCGTCACTGGCCGCTGCCGCTCGATATACGCCTTCACCGTCGCACACGCTTGCTCGTCCGGGACGGGGTTGAGGTCGTCGTCGCGCATGCAAAAGACGCCGACCGTGCCGAGCCCCATGTAGTGCGGCCGGCACCATGCGCGCGTGACGCCTGGCACCTCGAGCGCCCATGTCACGTAATCGTCTCCGTTCCCGCCGTCAGGTACGAGGCGATAGGATCGAATGACCCGTTGTCGCAATCGCTCTATCGATTCCTGATCCGTGCCGCCCGAGATCCCGGGATCCAACACCATGACCGTGTCCGACACGCCAACGACTGGTGAAATGAACCGCAGCCGCACGCCGGCACCAATGTTGCCCGCACCCCCCGCATCGACAGCGCGCACCTGAACCTTCGCGGTCCCGGCTCGAATCGTCGCGGTCTCGACAACCAAGTAGCGTCGCTGGTCATCAGCCTGCAATAGCGCGCCCGCGTCGATGGTTTTCCCGTCGGCCCCGCTGGCGGATACAAAGCCGGACGCGGCCGAGGCATCTTTGCGCGGCACCGCGAGTCGCAAGCGAGCGTGGCGCAACAGCATTTCCTCGTCGCAGTCGTCCGGCAGAATTTGCCGTGCCGTCCATCCGAGATAGCCGTGCATTTCGTGACTGGCGCCCGAATGGACCCGCACAAGCGCGCGCTGATCCGAGCGCCGCAGCGCTCCATCCGCGGCGGATGTTAGATCGCCGCCTACCCGCTCAATCAGCTCAGGCAGCGTCGGCAACGGAAAAGTCATCGAAAATTCTCCACATGTCGTCGTAGTTGATAGTGAGCGGCCCGTCGCGGCCGTCGGACAGGACAATCTCTCCGATCGCTCGCTCGGTTGCAGCACGCCCCACACCAACCGCTCGTTTCACACTGACGCTGATTGCTGTCACGATTTCGTCGTCGATCATCCATTGCAGCGCTTCGCGGCAGTATTCCTCGGCACGGCGCAGCACTTCCGCCGTCAACACCTGTCGGCGCAACAGCCATAAGCGCGATCCGATTCGATCGCCGGCAACGTCCGGGAAGCTATCGCCCCACCATCCCATTCGCTCGTCGTCGTCGAGCGGATCGCCGGGTTCCGCACGTCGCCACGTAAACAGGCTGATCTCGACCGCGCGCCGCAACATCGCTTCCCGTGCGTCGCTCATTGCATTTCTTCCGTAATGCCGCCGGTCTCCGGGTGACGGTGCCGCGCCGTGCTCTTGTCGTTGACGATGACGTCCGGCGTGCGGATGGGTGCGTCGAACGTTGCCGCTTCGCCACCGCCTTCGCCCGCGCGTACGGCCATGCCAGATTGCGCGGTCAGACGTCCCTTTGCGACAACCTGCTCTGACGCCTCTACAATCGGCGAATTGAGCTCGATTTTTTCGGAGGCATTGACCCGGAACGTGCCCGTTGTCAGCTCGGCGATACGGCCGTTGCGCAGAATCAGGCTGTCACCTTCGTTCGTGAAAATTGCAACCTCCCCAGGCTTCAGATTCAGCGGGCGAAATCGGCGATCGGCCACGACCAATGCAACGCCGTGCGACGAGTCGCCGCCGAGAAAACCAACAATCGCCTCGGCGCCGTCCATCGGATGCGACGTGAACCCGTACGGCTCGAAATGCTCGACCCCATCCTTCACCCCGCCCGCCATCAATCGCGTCTGCAACGTCTGCATCTTCGAGGCCGAATTCACGAGCGACACGACCCCGCGAACTAGCCACGCACCCAGTTTGTTCATTGCTTCTCCCAATCGGCCGGCAGCAGAAATTCAAAGTTGTCCTTGCCTTTCTTCTTGCCCTTGACCTTCTTTCGCTTCGTCAACGGTTCGGCCGCAAATCCGTCCGGCGGAGCGACCGTCAGCTTCGTGAGCATCCCTTCGGCATTGCTTTGCGAATATTCAATTTCCACGATCAGCATGTCGCGATCGAAGCCGATGATTGAATCGACGACTCGGACAATCTGGTTGTGGCGCCAGATCTGGCCGTTCGACTGTCGCCAACCCTGCACCTTGTAGGTCGTCGCCAACGCCTTACTGATCCGGTTCTCGCTCTCCCACTCGACGCGCAGTCGCGCGAGATCGGCGGTCATCTGCCCCGACTCACGCATCACCATCGTCCGATGCCGCGCGATACGCGGATCCGCCACGCGCGCCTCGATCTCGCTGACCGCGATGCCGAATGCCTCATCGGTTCCGCTGCGCTGCCCCTTGCACACGTACTCGGAGAACACCTGCGAAAAATCGAGCGGCGCATCGCCGTCCTTGATGTTGACGCCGAGCTCGAGCTTGTCGGACGCCTTGCCGGCGCTCCCCGGCTCGGCAATGACCAGGCGCCCGTGCTCGTCGTCGGTCGACAGCAATCGCGACAGGCGCAACAGCCGATCGATCGAATCGAACACCGTTTCGCCGGGCTCGATCGTGTGATCGGCCAGCGTTCCTGCATCCCCCGACTCGTCGACGACCTTCACGCCGTACGGCGCAGCCAGCACCTCGACGATCCGGCCTACGCGCTGCCCCCGCCACTGCGACGGCTTGTTGTCCGCACCGCAGTCGACAAGATCGGCCGTCAGCGACCGGCCGCCGATACCGCACGTAAGCGATGCGGCGTCATACCGGATCGGCGTCGAGAACACGTATCCGGTCAGCACCAGATCGGACCCGATACGCACCTCGCATCGGTCGCCCTGCTTGACCTGCCGTGGCACATCACCGCTGCCGGGCCACTTCCACGTGATCGCGAGTGCGAAATCGCGCGCTTGCCGTTCGATGCCCGCCGAGATCCGCACGTCGGTCCATCCGGCGAAATCAAGACCGTTGACGGTCAACGTGACGATATTGGAGTTGTCAGCCATCTATCGAGAAAGAATCTTCAGCGGCACGGTCGGCAAGAAGCCGGGGTGCGCAACCCGGTTGCGCATCACAATCTCGTCACCGCGCGCCGCGTCGCCGTATCTGCGATACGCGAGCACGAGCGCCGGCATCGCCTCCGGTGGGGTTAGCGTCACCAAACCGACGCCTTCGCGTGCAACCTTGGTCAAATGCTGCGCGACCTTCACACGGCTGGTTGTCAGTGCCTGGAAATGCTCGCGCGGCGCCGCCATTCCCTGCTGCCACATGGATTCGGAAACGGCCTCTGCAAGGTCGCGCAGATCATCCGCGACCGGCACATCGACAACGGGCAATGGATTTGCAATCTGCACATCCAGCGCCGGCGCGCCGTCCGGCAACGTGGCCGGCGAGTACGTCGGTAACGCGCCGGCGTCGCGCACGACGTCGACCAGCAACACGTCCTGCACGAGGTCGACCGTCGCGGCGAACAACTTGCTCGCCTCGCGCCCGCGCGGCGGCGGAATCTCGTCAAGCATCGAGATCGCCCCCACCTTGCCGAGCGCTCCGGAGATCGCATCCGCGTAACCGGCAGGGGCCACGCGCGCGACAAATGCCGGATCCGATGCGGAACGGAATCGATCCGCGATCGAGCCCGGAATCTCGACGAGCGTTTCGACGAAACTCCGCACGCTTCCGAACAACACCGTGAACGGCGACGCATACCGATAGAGCACGTCGAAAATCGATCCGCCTTGCTGCATCAGACTATCGACCGTAACCTGTGCGAGATCGACCAACGCAATCGCATCGCGATACCGGCTCAGCGCGGTATCGAGCAACCCGTCCGCGCTGCCGAGCGCCTGCTTACCGGTGTTCGCTGCACCGGTCGGATACTTCAGGTCCGGCGCGTCGTGAAACACCAGCGTGAAGCGGACCATTCCGCCGTCCGCCTTCACGTGCGTCATGTCGCACTCGCCGGGCTGCACGCGCAGCGTGCCAAGCCAAGGATGGATCAGCTCGCCCGGCCCCTCCTGCTCGAGCGCATCGAGCAACTTGTCGCGCTGATCGAGGCAATCCGGGCCGATGACGAAGGCCGTCATCGTGTATTCCCGGGTTTTCTTGCCGTTGTCCTCCGGATAACTGCTGTCCCGCCGCGGATATTCGTGCACAACGACGCGGCGCCCGACCGGCGTCTTGTCGTCGAAAACCTTGAACGGCACGCCACGGAACGACGCCGGCCGCAACTTTTCTCGCCAACTCATGATGACCTCATTGCGGCACGCCGGACAGCGACCGGTAGCCAACACTCGGCGTCACGGACAAGCCCGGCTGATTCGTCTGCGCCTGCTCGACGCGCATCCCCGGCGGGGCGCCATCGAACCGGATTTTCAGGTCGCCCTGCAGCCGAGCATTCGCCGCGCCCTGCTGCGCCAGCACGCCGCTCGCGACACGGGCCGTCCCCGTCGACACTCCGGTCTGTTGCGCCAACGTCCAGTTCCGCAAGCTCGCCGCACCGGAGCGCAACACGTCACCCGTCGAAGCGCTACCGCCGTCGAAACCGAGCTTTCCGCCGAGCCACTTCGCGCCGCTCATCAGCGGCTCGATATAGGGCTTCACCCGGTCCCACAGCTGCGAAAACCACGTGACGATCGGCTCCCAGTTTTTGATGACGATTCCAAGCGGCGTGAAGTTGAAGAACATCGCCTTGATGCCCTCCCACGCGGCCCCGATCACGATCTTCGTTGCACCCCAGAGCGCCGACATGAACTCAGTAATCGGCCCCCAGTTCTGCGCGATAACCTGCACGAGCGGGAAGCTGAAAAACACATCCTTGATTCCCGCCCAAACCTTTTCGAAGAACGGCTTGACCTTCGACCAATTCGCGATCAGGAACCCGGCCGCCAACGCAAGCACACGCACCGCCAGCCCGAGCGGCGTGAGACTCGACACCGTCGTAAAAATCTTCATTGCCACCGTAGCGACCGCCGCCGCACCGCGCAGTGCAATCAGGCCGGCGGCGGCTCCGAGCAGCCCCTTCACGAGTTCCGGATTGGCCGTTGCGAATGCGGCGACACCGTCAGCGATGGGGCCGATGAAAGCAAGGAACTCGTTCAACGGCGGCAGGACCACGTTACCGACCGCGATGCCGATCGCCGTAAATCGGTTCGACATCAGCTGCAGGTTGTTCGCCGTCGTCGCCGCCCGTGCGTCGTATTCCTGCTGCATCGAGCCGGCGTAGAGCGTCGAATCGCCGACTTTCTTGAAATTGCCTTTCAGCAAATCAAGGTTCGTCAACATCGGTGCAATCGCCTTGATCGACTCGCGACCGAACAACCCCTCGAGCACCGCGGTTTGCTTGACCTTGTCGACCTTGCTCACCGCAGACAGGACGCGCACGATCGTTCCCTGTGCATCCTTCTGCATGCCGGCCGCGACCGCCTTGGCGTCCATCCGCAGCGCCTTGAAGATGCCCTGCTGCTTTTTCGACGCGCTCGCGCCGGCCGTCAGCGCCAGCATGAAGTTCTGCATGCCGGTTGCCGCGACCTCTTCCTGCACACCCACGCCGGCGAGCGTTGCACCCATCGCTGCGATCTGGCCGCTTGTCATGCCGGCTACGGCGCCGAGCGGCCCGATGCGCGTAACGATCTCGGAAATCTGCCGGGCGTTCGCCGGCCCCGTGTTACCGAGATAGTTGATCTTGTCCGCGAGCGATACGACCTCGCCCTGGCCCATCTTGAACGCCGTGCGCCACTTCGCCATCATGTCGCCGGCCTGCTCGGCCGTCTGATCGAAGGCGACGCCCATCTTCACCGCGTCCTCGGCAAACTGCCCGAGCTCGCTCTTGTCGATGCCCGCTTGGCCGCCGGCCGCAGTGATCTTCGCGATGTCGCGTGCGGCCATCGGCAGCCGCTTCGAGAGCCCGAGCACGTCGTCGGTCATCTTCTTGAACTGCTCCGGCGTGTCGAAGTTGACGACCTTCTTCACGTCCGCCATCGCCGACTCGAAGTCGATAGCCGCCTTCGTCGCCGCGATGATGGGTGCGGCAACCGCTACGCCCGCCACCACGTCACGAAAACCGATCTCGCCCAAGCCGTCCGCCTTCAGCCCTTTACGAAAGCCCGCGATATTCTTCCGAATACCCTGGAGCGCCGGTGAGAGCTTGTCGACGCCCGTAATCAGCGCTTTGAGTTGAAATTGATCGGCCACGCTTACGTCTCCGGAACCGCACGACTAATGCGGTTCGCCTGTTCGAAATGCTCGAGAATGATCGAGATCGGGCGCGTCATTTCCAGCTCCGGATCGACGCGCCAGAAATGGGCGAGCTCGTAGACGCCTCCGATCAGGTCGTCGGCGTCTGAGACGCCCGAGTCAAGAAAAAACCCGCGACCGTCCAGCAGATCGAGTTGAAATCGACCAGGTCGATCTGGTCGACCGATGACGGCGGAATACTCGCGAGGCGCGCGATGTATTGCGCAACGATGTCCGGGCGCACGTGCACGTTTTCCTCGCGATCGAGCGCGTACGGCAGCGCCTTGATCGCCCGCACATCGGCCGGCGTCGGTTCGCGCAGATCGAGTTCAGTCAACGACTCGTCGTGCGCGTCGATCGGCTTGCTGAGTCGAATTTTCATTGCCACCGCCCCTTCACACCGTTGAATTCCAGCGACGCCTTCCCGTCATCGCCCGTCGCCGCTGGTTCGCCCACGACATACGCGCCACTCAGCACGTACACGCGACCGTTCTTGAATTCCACGGTCACGACCATGTCGTCCGCGGATTGGATCTTCTCGATGGGAAAGCTCTTCTCGAACACCGCGTCGACCTTCACGTACGGCACGCGATCCTCTTCTTTATAGAGGCCCGGCAAAATGCTCTCGCGCTTGACGTCCGACAGGGGGCACTCGACGCCGCCCGTTACCGAAAACTGCTCGCCATCCGCCTTCACGTAGGCGGTCCCGGCGACCTTCTGACCCATATCGGTCTCCTGAAATGACAGCGGCCCGCACGATGGCGGGCCGCTCGGTTTGCACTATCGTCGACGCCGTCAGGCCGCCGCCGCTTCCGGGTACTGCAACCGGAACTGGTTCAACAGCCCGAAGATGCGCAGCTGGTTGATGTAGTCCGGCGGGAACAGCACATCGACCCGATTCGGGTTCGTCTTGTTGATCTCGACGATCAGGTATTGCGCGAACAAGTCGGCGTTTTCGACGATGCCCGCGAGCTCCAGTTCGTCGTATGCGGCGATCAGCTCCGCACGAATGATCTTCGGCGTGACGATCGCGGCGCCCGGCCCGAATCTGGTCCCGTCGACGGCCAGCTTGTGCCGACCGTACTTGCTCGTAATTCGCTGGCGCAAGAACCGCATCACGTACCCGGTCGTGTGCAGCGTCTCCGAGTCGAGATAGCTGTTGTCCGACTGTCCGTACGCGTTGCGCTGGTACGTCGTCACAGCGCGCTCGATTCGCACCGATCCGTCCGCGGAGTTCGTTGTCGCGATACCGCTCGTCAGCAACGACTGGCGCTCGTTCAGGATGAACCGCTTCCCCGGCCGAGCCGCGCTGATCCCGACAAGCAGCCCGGTTTGCGTCGGCCGCGCCGGATCGGCCGAGATGAAGACGGCTTGCCGCGCGCCGAACGCCGCGGCCTGCTCCCACGACGGGCGTGGCGAATCGGGCTCGAAACCGTTGATCGTCATGTGCTGATCGTTACGCACGCGGCCCGCAGCGACCAGCTGGCCCGGCGTGCCGCGGCGCGCCGAATAGACATGCCCGTACAACATCGACGACCACGCCCATCGCCCCGATACGTCGTTCATCCATTCGGCGAATGCATCCAGCGACGTCGGATCCGTCCACGGCTGGCAGACGAATTCAAATTCCTCGTCGCCCACGACCGCCAGGACGTCAGCGAGTTCGGGCGAGCCCGCACCGCCGGTCATCGGCGTCACCGTCGCATTTAGCCCCGCCGGCAAACGCTCGTTAGCAGCAAGGCCTCCGCGATTGAACTCGACCGCGATGTCGTTGCCCGTGTCGCCCTTCCACTTGCACGTCAGTTCCAGTTTGACGCCCGCAATGGCTGCACGCACCGGCATGTTGGCGGTCCCGTTCACGGCAGCAACAAGCTGCAGCAGGACATCAGCCGCAACCGCCCCGCTCGCGACGGTCACGCGCACGCGTCGACCCGCGACGTAAAGCGACAGCAGACCCGTCTCGGTCGCCGTGCCGACCAGCTCGATCGTGCTCTTTGCCGCCACACCTTCCGCGACCTTGACCGCGATCCCCCACACTTCGCCAACCGGGTCGCCGCGGCGCCACATGTCGCTCATCGCAGCGAGCATCGAGCCCTCGCCGGCCAGTGCGATCGCATCGCTCGTGCGCGACAGCAACGTGAGCGCCGGCGCATCGACAACAGCATCATCGTTCGCCTGCCCGATGATCAGCCGTCGCAGCGTATTGCCGCCCGTGGCCGCCGCCGAGTTGTCGATTTCCGCGTAGAACAACGGGACCGCGAGATCCGCGGGAATATTGTTGAAGCTGATCATCCCTTACTCCCCGTGGTTGGCTTGCCTTGAGCAGTGCCGGCGGGCTCTGCCTCCGCGACTTCGGCGACGGCCGGCTCCGGCTTCGCGGCCACATCGCCCGATTCCATGATTTCAACCACATCGCCCGACTGCACGCAGCGACGCCAGTACACATTTCGAGGCACATCGCGGCCGTCGGCCGGCAGATCGTCACCGCGCAACGGGTCGCGAACGATTCGCCCGTCCGCGGGCTTCACGCACATCGTCTTTGTCATCGTTCATCCTTCAGCTCAACACGGAGCTCCATTTCGATCCGGCCGTCCGGGCCGGGCTTTTCCAGGTTCGGGTCTGCCATGGGGTCGATGGCGTCGACATGAATGTCGATGCCCTGCAAAGCAGGCAATTTATCCAGCATGTCCTCGTGCCAGGTCTCGGGATCGTCGTCACTACCGAGAGTCCACATCGCCGAAAAACCGAACCGATAGAGAACGCGAAAACGATCGGTGGATACGAGATCACATCCCGTGTATTCGATCGGTTCGTATCGCTTATCCGGCACCCAGCCGACCAACGCCCGCAGCAACGCGGCACGGACATCGTGCAGCTCGTCCGCCGCCGCCTGCCCGCGCTCGTTCCCTTGCTTCAGCGCGACGACGACGTCGAACTCGTCGGCGATTTCCTGCCTCGTCCCGTTCTGCAACTGGTTTGGCTCCGGGTCGTCGCCGGTCAGCACGACGAACGCAGCGGGCATTTCCAGCTTTGCGCTGTCCTCCAATGCCCCCCAGTCGATGCCACCAGAAACGCGGCGCTCGAACAATGGACAGAAATCGCGCAGATGCGCGATGGTCGGCGTAATCTTCATCGCGGAAATAAAAATGGCTCGCACAAAGGGAGCCAACAGTTACGAATCGCGCGTACTAGCGGATTTCCAAAGCTGACGCTAACGCAGCAGCAAGAATCGCCTTCACTTCGGTCGATTTGTCCGCTAGCGCGTCTACCATGTAATTCGCGCGCGGCTTGATTCGATATCCACTTTCAGATTGCGCGGGTCTACCCTTACCGCGACGTGCGCCGCGCCGGACACCGTAGTGCAAATAGACAAAGTACGGTGCCTTCATTTCTTCGGTCTTCTTCGGTTCGACACGAACCATAAATCCCGATCGACTCACTTTGAAGGCGATACTGTCACGCAACGCACCGGACCGGACACGCGGATAACCCACCGCACCATGCGCAAGCGCGAGGTTCATCTGCGCCTGCCCGGCGACGAGACGGCCTGCTTTCCGCATTGCCGCTCGCACCCTTCCCTTCTTGAAGTCGATTTTCCGATCGAAACCCTCAAACCCGTCAATGTGAAGCGCAATATTCGCGTTACCTGCCATATTGGAGTTCCTCCACTTCGAGCACCGTAAAGCGCCGTGCACCGTTCAGGTCACCGATACGTTTCACACGAAATACCTGCTCGCGATACACGACCTCATAGTCCGTCGTGATTCCATCGAGGTATCGCAGGTAGATTCGGTGGGTGACTTTTTCGTCGATTTGCACGCTGCCGCTATACACGGCTGCGCCCACCGGTTCGATCTTCGCCCAGCGTGGCTTTTGCTCCGGAAATTCGGACTCGAGCTCGGCATCGCGGTAGGGATAGTCCCGGCGCTCACGCAGCTGCACCCGCCGGTTCAACTCGCCAATCGTCGGGATCCGCATCACAACCTCGGCACCAGGTACGGGTCGAGCAACCCGTCGACATAATCCCGGGGCGGCTCGACGCTCTGCCCGGACATCAACGCGTCGCGATGCTCGATCAGATAACCAAGGCGTTGCCAGATCCACATCTTGATCGACGCTGGCACTGCCTTGGCATCCGGATAGCCGCACTCGACGCGAAGGTCCGCGTCGGCCGCTGCCGTCAGGGTCGCCGGTAAGCCGTCGTCCCACGGAACGTCGACACCCTCCGCGGTTTTCACCGAAATGACCGGCATCAGGCCGTGCAGGGAGACCGTTTCGCCTGCGCGAACGCGGATGCCCCACACCTGCCTGACGAATCGGCGGCCGGTGGCATGCTCGGCCTTTTCGCGGCCGGCCTGAATCGCCACGTCGATGATCACGTCATCGATGTCGTCGTCGATCTTCGCCCACACCCGGGATTCTTCGCGGCCGACCGGTTCCTCCTTCGGAGGCTCGATCAGACGAGCGATCACGACGCGTCACCGCCCTTGGTCGACGAATCGTCGTCCGACGCATCGTCGCCATTCGATCCGGCACTGCTTCCGCCTGCATTCGGCTGGTCGCCGGCATTCGCCGCATCGCTGCCCGAGCGTGAGCCCCGCGTCGCCGCACGACGCGGCGCGCGGAACTCTTCGGCGGCACCCGCCTCGATCAGCCGGTCGGCGTCACGATCGGGAAACCCTGCAATTTCCCCTGCTTGGTACGGCGGAACCCGCCGCAGAAACTTGACCGATTTCATTGAATTGACACTCCTGTGTGCGAAATCTGATGGGCGCTTCGCGCCCATCACCCACCAACACGCCGCGTTACGGCGCCCACTTCACTGCAGTCAGCACCGCCACGGACGGATCGTGGCGCAGGCCGAAGTCGTGCTCAGTGATTGCGCGCACGAGCGTCTGGTCCCGGCTGAAAGCCGATACCAACTTGTCGCCCTCGACGTACGAAGCTTCGCCCGAAATGTCGATGATCAGTCCCGTCGCTTCGCCGATGATGGCGTCGTTGAAGTCGGTCAAATAGATTTCCGACTCGTCACCGTCCGCGCCGAGGTTGTCGGGCACGCTCGTCGTCACCTTGAACGGCTTGCCGCGCCACTGGCCCGAGGCAATCTCCGGGAAAACGTGATTACCGTTGCCGTCGACGAGGTTTTGCAGGAACACCAGCGTTCGCGGCGAGAAGATCCAGCCCGGCTTGAGCATCTTCACGTTCTTACCGAGCAGCGCGAGCTCGAGCCGGCCTGCGTCGTTCTTCACGTTTTGCACGCTGATCGTCGGATTCGCTGGAATCACGTTCGACGCGATCGCGAGATAACGCAGTCCCTTCGGCGTGTTGTCCGCGCCGTTGTCGCGCAGGAACGCCCGATCCTCACGCGTGCCGATGCCCTGGATGATGTCGTCGCGCACGATCTCGTTCGCCGACGGCGAACTGAAACGAATGAGGTCGTTCGAGATCGGCACCATCGCGACGAGCTTCTTCTTCGACAGATTCAGGTCGCCGAACGTCGGCTCGCTCGTCGGGATATCCGTCCCCTCGCTCACGTACGATGCAGTTGAGCCAGACGCCAGCTTCGGAATCGTCAGCGTGCCGGCCGGCATCGGCATGGTGCGCGCGCCGAGCGCACGCACGACACTGGCCGGACGCAGCAGCTCGATCAGCTCCGGTACGTAGCCCGGCGGCACGATAAAGCCGCCGGCCGATTGCGTGCCCGTGTTGAGCGCCGCTGCGATATCCGGCGCATGGCACTGTGTTTCCGCATAGTTCGCCGCGGCGCGCAGATCGCCACGGCTCGAGACCAGCGAGCGAACGATGATGCCGAGTGACTCGCCGCGCTGGCGCTCGCTCGTGCCGCGCGGTTGCGCATGAAGCGCGCCGGTAACGGGCGTCGCGACCGCAGCCGACATGCGATTCGACGCCTCGATACGGTTGATTTTTTCCGTCAGCGCATTGAATTCCGCTTCGAGCGTCGAAAATTCGGCCACCTGCTCGTCGGTAAGCGCCGTACCCGCGGCTTCGATTGCCGCCAGCTCTGCCACCCTCGCCTGCACCCCCGCGCGGCGCTGCAACAGACTCGTGAGATCCACCATGTGATACTCCCTGATTGCCACTGAAAATAAAAAAGGGCCACCGACTGGTGACCCTCCATACCCCTCGCGGGGATTCGTTACATCGCCCGCATTCGCATCGCACTGGCCGCCCGCTGCAACCGGCCCGATCTGATCGACGTCGACGCCTGATGCCGCTCGACGATGGCTCGCATCGCGTCTCGCGGTGCCTGGACGCGATCAGCGAGACGATGGTCGATAGCGGCCGGACCGCGGAACACGCCGGCTTCCGTGCCGCGCACCGCGTCCACGCTCAGCCCGCGATTGCGGGCGACCGTCTCCACGAACAGGCCGTAAATCCGGTCGACTTCCGCCTTCAGCTCGGCATGCGCTTCGTCGCTGAGCGGCGCATTCGGATTGCCGTCGATCTTCCGCGCGCCGGCATATACGTAATTGACCTTGATACCCTGCTGCTCGTTTGCCTCGCTACGGTCGAGGTGCGCTGCGACCACGCCGATGCTCCCGACGCCGCCCGTTCGCGGAACGATGATCTCGTCGGCCGCGCTCGCGATCGCGTACGCCGCCGAATAGGCGGACTCGTCGACGATTGCCGTGATCGGCTTCCTGCCGCGCGCACTGAAAATCTCGTCCGCGAAATCGAATGCCCCGTTCACGGAGCCGCCCGGCGAGTTCACGTCGAGCACGATGTGCGCGATCTGGCTGTTGCCGAGCATCGCATTGAATGCCGACGACAACTGCGCGTAGCTCGTCAGCCCCGACATTGCGTCGAGACTCGACGCTCGGTGGACAAGCGTGCCGTCGACCGACAGTACCGCGACGCCGGATCCGACATCGGCCCACGCGTCACGCTTCGCATCCACCTGCGTCAGCGCAAATTTGTTCGGATCATCGAACGCGCCGAGCGGCACCCGCTCGCTCATATCGAGTTGCAGGTCCATGCGGTCGGCCAGCACGCGCAGAATCACGTTCAGCTTTCCGGGTTCGATCATGTGCGCCTGGCCGAATACCAACGACGCCAAAAGCGGATATTTCATTGCTGTCCGTCCTTCCTTTCACGCGGCACCGAAACCGGCGCCATGTTGAGCGGCGCCCAGAATTCGTCGCCGCCGTCGTACGCGTCACGATCCTCCATCTCGCGAACATCGTTCGCGTTGAGGATTCGCCCCTCCAAGCCGATCCGGTATGCCTCGTAGCGAGACTTGATGTCGCCGCGAAGCAACGCGTCGACGTTGAATTTCATGTACAGGCCGCGCGTGCGCTCATCCTGCGAGAGCAACGTCAGGTTCAGTCTCTGTTCCCACCGCTTGATCCACGGCGCGAGCGTGTACTTCACGAACTCGAGCGACAGCTGCTCGATGTTGTTGTTGGTCGCGCGCTCGAGATCCCCGAGCATGTGCAGCGGGATCCGGAACAGCCGCGCGATCTCGGCAATGCTGAACCGCCGCGACTCAATGAACTGCAGATCGGCCATCGACAAGCGCAACGCGTGCAACTTCATGCCGCCGGAAATCACGGGCGGGCCATTGCGGCGCTGGCGAATGAGATCGACCCATTCACGGCGGTACGTCGCGCGCTGATCCTTGTCGGCTCGTTCCGACACCTCGAGCACGATCGGCGGAACAAAGCCGTCCGAGAATGCTTCGTTGCCGACCTGCTCGGCGGCCATCGCCAGCCCGAGCGTTTCACGCGCAAGGCCGATCGGCGACAGACCAAGCAACCCGTCGAGCGAAAAGCCGCGGATGTGCAACACGTGATGCGCCGGCACGCCGTTTATGCCGTCCAGGTCGTACGTAAATTTCCGCGCAGTCTTGTCGTAGCGCGGCACGACCTTGTCCGGGTGCATCGGATACAGACCCTGCACCTCGCCCGCGCCGCTCCAATCGATCCACGAATAGCAGTTCCCTCGTAAGCCGAGATGCGCCTGCCCCATCTCGACAAACTCGAACGCAGTATTGTTCGGGTTCGGCGAGTCATGAAGCAACGTGCTCAACGGATGCTGCGACACGCGGCGGCGCTTCGTGCCATCGGCTTGATAGACCGAAATCGGCAGGCTCGCCATCGATTCCGCCAGAATCCGCGTCGCCGCGTAGACGGCCATCACGCGCAGCGCACTGTCGGGCGTCACAACCTGTCCCGAGACGCTTCGCCCACCGCCGAGCGCCCGCAGAAACCAACCCTCCGGGCTGGCCGTTCCGCTCGGCGGATTCGTTACTGCCTGTGCCGACAGCTCCGGCCGGCCGAATGCCTGCATCGCGGCTGAAAATCGTTGTCGAATGCTCATCGCCTACAGTCCGTCCGCGACGCCATCGTCGCTTTCATCGCCCATCATTGCCCGGCCGAGGGCCAGGAACATTGCAACCGGGCCGTCAATCTTGTTTTCCGGCCGTTCCTTGGTCGGATACTTGAGCCCGTTGTATCGCGACGTTGTCACGACTACGTTGCTGACCATCCAAGTCATCGCCGGGTTGCCATCGAACTTGAGCTTGCCCTCGAGCACGAGGTTCTCGGTTTGGATGATCGGCTGCGTAAAAAAGATCGGCGCCTGACGAATTTCGACGAGCGGCAACCCTTCCTTGACCAGCTGCGTCGCAAAATATCGCGACATCGCCGGGTCGAATGGGATCTCTTGCACGTCGAACATGCCGCAGAATCGGCGAATGTCGTCCGCGATGAGATCGAAGTCCGTCGCGTTACCTTCGTTGACGATGATGTGTCCGGCGCGCTCCCACCCACTGTACTGCGAGTTCGAACCGTTCTCGACCGCATACTTGTTTAGATAGAACCGCGGAAACACGTAAAACGTCCCGGCGCGCTCAAACACCAGCACGAGCGCGGCAAAGTCGGTCTTTTCCGCGAGGTCCATGCCGATCCAGCAACGCTCGCCGACAAAATCGTCCAGCCGCATGTCTCGATCGGCGCAGCGTTCCCAAGCACGCATGTCCATCCACGCTGAATCCGCGTTCACCCAGACATTCAGGCGCTTCGTCAGGAAGTTGTTCACCGCGCTCGGCATCGACTGCGCCTTGCGGCACGCCATCTCCATGTCGTCCACGAACACGGAAACGCCAAGATTCGGATTCGCCTTGATCCATACGGACGGATCGGACCAGTCGTCCCCGTCGTCGAGCGTGAAGATGATCCCGAAGAACGTCTCGTCGACGAACACACCTTCGAGAATCTTCGTCACGTGCGTGCGTTGCTCGTAGCAAATGCCCGTCAGGTCGGAGCCGGCCGTCGTGATCAGCCACAACAGCGACTGATCGCGCGCGCCCGTGCCCGAGTCGATCACGTCGAACACCGCGCGCGTCTTGTGCGCGTGTAACTCGTCGATCACCCCGCCGTGCACGTTGAGGCCGTCGAGTGTGCTGCCCTCCGCGGACAACGGGAGGAACTTGCTGCCGTCGTCCGTCAGCAACTGATGCTGAAGGATCTCGACACCAAGCGCGGCACACATGTCCGGCTCACGCAGTGCCATCGCGCGCGCGTCGTCGAACACGATCTTTGCCTGATCGCGCGTCGTCGCCGCGCTATAGACCTCCGCGCCGGGTTCGCCGTCGGCCGCGAACAGGTACAGCGCGATGCCGGAGCTCTTCGTCGACTTCGCATTCTTGCGCGCGACCTCTTCGTACGCACGCCGAAACCGTCGCAAGCCACTGTCGACATGCAACCAGCCGAACACCGTGGTCAAAATGAACGCCTGCCACGGTTCCAGCTTGATGCTCTGGCGCGTGCGCGCCCATCGCCCCTTCGTGTGTGGCAGAAGCTCGATGAATTCGCAGATGCGCGTCGCCGCGTCGTTGTCGAAGCGGTACGGAAAGTCTGGATCGCCCATTTCGGCGCGAGCGAGATCCCGGCGCTGCCGTTCGCATGCCAGCTTCACCCACTTGCACGCGACGATACGGCCGGCCAGGACATCGTCGATGTACTGGTTGGCCGTATCAACGAATGTCATTTAGCGAATTTCCCCCACCCTGCCGGCTCTTCCATGCCGGGCAGCTGCATTTGGTTGTTCGACGGCGTCACGCGCGAGCGGCTTGCCGGCGATAGGCCGAAGCTCTGCAGGAACTTGTGCACCTGCTCCTGCAGCGCGTTGATCATGTTGATCTCGACGGCGTTCGACCGATAGCCGCTTGGTGCCGTGTCAACGTAGGCAGCGGTCGCGCCGAGCCCCGACAGGTCCAGCACTTCCTTGCGACGCTCGAATGCGGTCTCGAGCTCAACGAGCCGGCCCCACGCTTGGCAGTACAACGTGAGCGCCGCTCGATCCAGCCTCGAAATGAGGCCGAGCTTCTCGAGCTCGACCGTGATGCGCTTCCATTCCTTGCGCGCCTCGCGATTGAGGTGCGGCGGCATGTCGGGCACCGCGACCTCGGGGTGCACGCCATCGGCGAGGTTCAACGGGCGCTTACCCGGATTGCCCCGCATTAGCTTCAGCACATTCGGCTGCGCTTGCGGTCCTCTTTGTCCCATGCTCTGTCAAAGGGGCTTTGATACCCCCCCCTCCAAAACTTGCGCACATAAAAAAACGATTGGGCGATCAGTCCCGATCGGGCTCGCCCCCAGAAAATCGCCCCGCCCCCGGGGTCGGGGCGACCGCCGGTCGCCGCCGCTCCCTCGCCGTCTTGGCTCGGTGGCACGGCCCGCAGAGCGCCTCAAGGTTCGAATCGGCGTCCGTGCCGCCGTTCGCCTTCGAGATGATGTGGTCGACGTGCTCGGCACGAGTGACCTTCCGCTCGCGCAGGCACTGTTGGCAGAGCCCGTTGTCCCGCTTCATGATTCGCTCACGAAGCTTGACCCACTTCGATCCATAGCCGCGATCGTGACGACTGCCGCTCCATCGCGGTGAGCCCCAACCAGTCGCTTCCGATTGGTGTCGCTCGCAGTATCCCGGCACGTCGACCAACGATCGACAGCCAAGATGGCGGCATGGCGTCGGGGCTTTCTTCGTCATTCGACGCTCCAATGCAAAAAGCCCCGAGGCTTTCGCACTCAGGGCTCTAAGATTCTTCCGGGCGAGCAGCGGTCCGGCAAAGGCCGCACGTGCTCGGTAAAACTCACCGGATCAAATTGTGGATCGAAGTGTAGAACAGCTATTTCGAATCCGCAACACCTTCCGCAATCTTGTCGATGACCGTCTGCATGGAGACGTAGCGCGGAGGCGATTCCACCAGTTTCTCCTCCACCGCTCGCTTTGCATGCGCGAGGGCAAAATCGAAGATCGTCGTCGGCCGCACTTTGAGGCCGAGCCGCCGGCAGATCACGAACGGCGGCTTGCGCCAGACGTAGTGCATCTGCAGCAGTTTGCGGTCCATCGGCATCACTTTGCGCACCGCGACCTCGACCCTGTTCGCGTCCTCAAGGTCGAGTGTCGAATCGATCGCGCGCCCTCCAACCGAAGGAAAGTAGATGCTCGCGACGAGTGAATCGCTGCCGCCGTCACCGCCACCGTTCCGCTGCGCACGCGCCCAATTTTCCAATCGCTTTTCAATCGACATTGCTTCCCCACTTCAATTTTCATAAAGACCGACGTGCAGTCGGCAATAGCCGCGACGCGCCGAACCCGCGCCGAGAATGGACGTTGCGACGTTGGTGCAACGCGCGCCGTCGTCCGCGACGTGTGCGCAGCATCGATCGTCGTGCATTTGATACTGAGTGGCCCGCTGATCGCGCTTCAATGAATGGTTTCGCTTCGCACGCAGTTGGTCCCAATTTTTTCGAAGTCGCGCCGGCGAACGAATTACGGTGCACCAGAATCCGTCCTGCAAAGCCCATGTCCACAGCTTTGCGATCTGGTGCGGCACGAACCCATCGGCGAGCATGCTGTCGACCTCCGCCGTCCACTTGCGCAGATCCGGCGCGCTTGCACCCGGATCGCTGTCGCGCAGCCGTCTGGCCATCCACGCCGCGATTCCTTCGGCGCCCGCTTGACGACTACCATCTCTGCTTGTACGCTCGCCCTCCGGGTAAACCGATAACGTTTGAGAGAGAGATAAGGCTTCGTAATTTCTGTTTGTTGGGTTGTTAGTTGGAACGTGGTTCCTGTAACTTCCCGATCGCCCCGCTAATTCCTCCGTTTCCTGAGCAGAACGTGAACCACGTTCCGCCAACTCGCCCGGCTTACCTGAACGGGGTTCCTCAAACTCCCGCGAATTAGCGGAACATGGTTCCTCCCCGTCCGAGGAAGCTCCTGCAATGTCGATGTCCAAATCGTCACGCGCGCGCCGCGCGACATTCTCCGGAACCGTAAGACGGTAGTGGCCGTGCGCCCACTTCCTCCCGCTCTTTCGCGACTTCCACCGCATGATCCAGCCCGCTTGCTCGGCCACGCCGAGATGCTTCGACACCGCCCGCGTGGTCAGCGTCGCACGCGCGGCAATCTCCTCAATCGACGGCCAGCAGGTGTCGTCGATCGAATTGGCATATTCGGCAATTACGAACAGGACGAGCTTTGTCGTACCTGGCAAATCACTCGCGGTCATCGCGCGACGCCAGGTAAATGATGTTGGCACTCCCGCCATCAATACGCCCCTGTCGGTTCGGCAAAATTCTCGAACCGCGTCAATTCATTTCGGAATGCCAATCTCACTGTTGCGAGTGGCCCGTTTCGTTGCTTTGCAATAATCAACTCCGCCAATCCTCGGTCTGCGCTGTCTGGGTTATACACCTCGTCTCGATAAATAAAATAGATAATGTCCGCGTCCTGCTCAATAGCACCGGACTCTCGAAGGTCCGACATCATGGGCCGCTTGTTCGGACGCTGCTCAAGTCCACGATTCAACTGAGAAAGCGCGATCACGGGAGCGTCGAACTCTTTCGCTGTCTTTTTCAACTCACGGGAGATTTGCGACACCTCGCTGGTACGGTTCTCACCTGCTCCGCCATCCCCCGACATCAGCTGTAAATAGTCGACGATGATCAGCCCAAGCTTGCGACCGATCTGCCTCTGCAATCGGCGCAGCTTGGCCTTGAGCTGCAATGGCGTGATAGACGCGCTGTCGAGGACATAAACGGGCGCGTCTACGAGCACTTGCGTGCCATGCGTCAGCTTCGACCAGTCGTCGTCACGCAGGCTCGCTGTCCTGAGCTTGTGCTGATTGATGCGCGAAGTTCCTGCCAACATCCGCGACGCCAATTGCTCGTCCGGCATTTCCAGCGACAGAACTGCTACGGGCAAATCAAGCGACACGGCGACGTGCTCTGCAATATTCATTGCTAGCGAGGTCTTCCCCATTGAGGGTCGGCCCGCGACGACAATTAGCTCGCCTTCGTGCATGCCATCCGTATGTCGATCCAGGTCGACGAACCCCGTTGCAATTCCTCCAATCTGCGTTGCGCCACCTGCGTGATAGCGTTCGTCGATGCGCTGTATTACTGCCGTCAGAGCATTCGATATGGGGCGGAACTCGTCGTTAGCCGACTGGCTCGTGTCGGCAATCTTGAGTAGCTCGCCTTGCACAAGATCCAACAACTCGACAGGCGACCTGCCGCCGGGTTTCAAAACGGCATCACGCAGTCGCTCCGACACCTTCAGCATCCGTCTCGAGATAGAACGGTTCCGAACAATCTCTGCGTAATAGCGAACACCCGCAGCGCTTGGCGTCGCATGCACCAGATCATTGAGAAACGCGAGCGGCTGATCGATCTTTGCGTCGACAGAACGCAGGCGCTCGAAAACCGTCACGACGTCCGCCACTGCCCCACGCTGGATCAGTTCGCGAATCGCCCTGAAAACGACGGCATGCTCGCCGACCGTAAAATCGGTCTCGGAGACAATACCCACAATCTCTTCTAGTGCGCCGTTGTCGAGCAACAGCGCACCGAGGATGCTCTGCTCCGCTTCGGGCGCCGAAGTACGGGTGTGCGCATCCAACGGGTCGTGTGCGCCCATTAAAATACCTCCGGGAATTTTTGACCTACGCGCCGCGACGGCGACGACGGCTTTGCACGGAACGCCGAGCAATGGCGATGGTTTGTTCGATTTGCCGTTGCGCAGCGCGTCCGACTCGCTCAATCGATTCGGCTTCCCGCGGCTCGATCACGCCGTCGTCAGCAGCGCGCCGAACCTCTTCGGCCAAGCCGCCGGCCTGTGTACTGACAGTCAGCACGGAGTCGACCAACGCGCGGACACAGTCCGAATCGGAGTCGGAGTCGGAGACAGTTGCAGTCGCAACAAGTCCGAACTGTGCATTGAACGCATGCACCGCCGCGAGGGCATGCGGTTGATTTTTTTCGAGCATCCATTCGACGAGCAATTCGAACATTTCGCCCGACAGCCGTGCGCCCTCGACTTCCCGCAAGCGGAGACGCAGCGATTCCCCGGTTATCCGAACTCCGCGACGTTCAGTCAGATAACGCGCCGCATCCTCAACCTTCCCGGGCGTCTTGAGCACGGACGTATACAAGACGTCGATCCATGCCGTTTGGCTGTATTGGTGAGTCACAATTTCCCCTTGAATTTCACCGAATTTCATCCTGTTAACGTGCCGGCGCTTTCGCGAAAATTGCCCCATCGCCAAACGGAGCATCATCATGAAAATGCAGAAATTCAGAATCCGCCACGCAACAGCGACACCGAAACCTCAATTCAAACGACACATGCGCGACGCGATCACGCTGACCTTGCGCGATACCAAGGCACGGCAATCGTTCGGAGTGTTCATGCGTCAGGCATGCGACGCGTCGCCGCTCGACCGCGGTTCGCAGTACACGGCGCGATCCGAGACACGGCCGCTTCGCCGGACGGATCGCGCGCTGCGAGGCCTACAAGCACGTCCGGCCGCGCAACAGCGATGAACTGCATTCGCGGTTTCGGGATGCCGTTTCTGCGCCACTGAGACACCGCGGCGTCCTCGATCTCGAAGAGCGTCGCGACGGCACCGGTGCCGCCGAGGCGGTCGATGATTTGGCTCGCGTATGCGATCCGGAGGTCGTTTTCCATGGGCCAAATTTAAGCACACTTAATTTCAAAAGTGAAGTGCTCTTACTTGCGTAGGTTTAGCCTGCTGAAATGAACGACCTAGACACCTTCGTAGGACGACTCAGGTACGCCAAGGAACTTCGCGAGGCGGAACTGGGATCGTCGATCGACGATAAGGAAATCGCCGCTAAGGCAGGGGTTTCCCCGTCAGCCGTTTCGCAATGGACGAGCGGCAAAGTGAACGTGGAGAACTTGAAGGCAGCTCCCGTCTTCGGCGTAGCACGCTTTCTTCGCGTTCGGCCGGAGTGGCTATGGGAAAAGCGCGGGCCGATGAAGGATGCGCAGGATGACCTTCCCCAAGAAGCGCAAGCGTTCTACGCGGATTTGAAGCGGGCAATCGCGCTCGGCATGACGGAACTCGCCGTCACGGCAGTGCATGCGCCGCTTAAAGCGGTGCTCGCTATGCACGAGCGCGCTCGCGGCGAACTACTCGATTTGAACGCGCCGACTCCACCAACCGGCTCAGGTTCCAGTCGAAAACCGCCGCGCACCTGAAAATCCCAACGCGGTCGTGGCCGGCTGCGTAGCCCTCCACCGGACTTCCCAGCAGCTCAACGTCCCAATCGTAATGGGGCGTCGCATGCGCGCCCATTACCCTCACAATCAGACCGATATGCGCCTCGTTCGCGCATCGGCTGATCACCGCCAAATCTCCCGGATTGAAACGGCCCCCGCCTTTTCCCACGTCCCAATTCATCGAAGCGCACCCTCAGTCTTTTTCTACAAATCGCTTTCAATACTGTATGAATAAACAGTATGCCCGCACTCTAGACCGCGCGTCAACTTAAGCACGCTAAATTTGATTTGCGCGCATGGATTAAGTGCGCTTAAATTCGCTCAGGTCGCAGCGCTGTCGCTGCGCCCACCTTGAGCGAGGTTCTGATGCAGACCATCTTGATCTGGCGCACCGAATTCACCCGGCTTAAGTCCCGCGCTCTGCCGGTGCGCGATTGGCATCCCTTTGTCGCGCTTGCAGTGCTCTACCTGATCGCGAGTGCGATCGCCCCGGCTTTCGGCATTTGAGGTGCGCATGAATAAGCCCATGCCCCTCTGGAAAATCGTGCTGCTCTGGCTGGCTGTCGGTATCGCATGTATCGCATGGACACACACCGACGAAGTGGTCGACGCACCGAACTCGACCGCGTACAGCGCGTGAGCAGGCCATGCAGAAACCCCACCTGCCCACGCACTTGCTGCGCGTCGAATGGCAGTTGCTCCATATGCGTGGCGATTTCGACACCGCGATCCAACGCGACAGCGTGCGCCAGACGCTCGAATCGTCCGCGCGCGCGCGGGAGATTCGCGAGCAACGACGTGCAGCCGCGCGCATGGACATCAAGCGTCTGCAGGCGGGCGACGCGGAGGATTGATCCATGCCCCGCTGCCACGTTCGCGCACACACCGCACGGCGCGCCGTTGCTGCGCTGCCCGAACCCTAGGGCCGCACCGACCATCGCAATTTCGATAAACATTGCTAACGAAATATAACCATGGCGAAAAATTCACTCGATGCCTACGGCGCTGCCGGCAAAACGAATCTGCTGTTTTTCGATCCGGAGAAGCTGGTACTCGTCACGGACAAGGCGTCCCCTCTTTACGATGATCGCGTTCATCTTCCTGTCGACGAAATGATGGCGCACAACATCGACTATCAAGGCATCGTGATGCCCATCGAGATCTCGAAAAATCCGGAGACGGGTGAAGTCGAGGTCGTACTCGGCCGGCAGCGCGTCAAGGCCTGCCGACTAGCAAATACATGGCGAAAGGAACGTGGCGCGGCACCTCGCCAGGTACCGGCGGTCGTTTTCAAAGGCAAGCGCGAGCAGGCTCTCGATGCGATCGTCAGCGAAAACGAACACCGTCGCGCAGACACGGCGCTCGGCCGCGCCGAGAAGATGCGGCAGCTGATGGCACTCGGCCGTGGTGAAGATCAGGTCGCGATGATTTTCAATTGTAACGTTGCAACCGTGCGCTCGACACTCGCCTTACTCGAGTGCTGTGCGGACGTACAGAAAGCTGTCGATTCCGGCAAAGTTTCCGTGACGCACGCGGTCAAATTGGCGCGCCTCACGCCCGATGAACAGCGAGAAAAGGTGCGCGAGCTCGTCAACGTAGCCGACACGAAGAAGGGGCACGAAAAGTCTCGCGCTCAGCGCGAAGTAATGGGGCAGGAAGCACGGCGAATGAAAACGCGCAAACAGATCTGTACCGAGCTGCAGCACAGTACCGGCGAACGTGCCGTCGCCCTCCGCTGGGTTCTTGGCATTGAGAGCGATCGAGACAGAGGTAATCGCGTTATGCCGAAACTTGACTAAGCGATGCAACAGCCAGGAGGATTAATGAAACCGATCTACCTAGACCTGCCTGCCGTTGCCACCGCAGTGTCGTTATCCGAAGCCACAATCCAGAAACTCGTACGCGAGCACAAATTCCCAAAGCCGCGCGCCCTTTCCGATCGGCGCGTCGCTTGGCTGACACGCGAGATCGAAACATGGGCGGAGGCATGTCCGGTGTCGGATCTGGCACCTCCACCCAATACCGGCCACGGCAACAGACGTCGCAAAATTTGCCTAAGTCCGGATCGGATTTGTTAGTCAACGCCAGATCCGGAAAGGGCATCGCGGTCCCCTTTCCACAGCTCGTTGAGACACCTAGTTAGCGAGAAGAGTGGTCAGCTGTCGCGTCGATGCGAGACATTCTGGCGGCGCGGCAGCAATTAGGTTAAGAAGGAACCGTGCGAGCCAATAACAGCTCTGATAACTGGGCCGGACCGATAGTAGCAGGCACCTATAAGTCCACGTCTTACCGCGCGCACTGACAGTTTGTGCCGTTCTAAATGGCAAAAAACTATGCCTACTGCAACGGCACCGAAACCATCGCTTGCGGATTGACTCAAGCGCGCCGGAACGCGCTGCGGGAAGCCGAATGTATTTTATCGACTCTGCTACGGTCAAAGTTTACCTTGATCCGATAAGCGTTTTCGAACTCTATCGAACGATGGATTGCCCGTCTTTCTAAGCTCCATCCAATCAAAATATGCTTGTGGCTTGACGCCTTCCCATACTGTATCCAGGTATTCTCTGAACGTCGTTGCCCGTTGATGCCGAGCAAACAGCGACTGTTCGTTGACGTGCTCGGCCAAGGCACCTCTCGTCGTCTCATCGAAAACCGGAGTATCAAAACTCATTGCCTCTAAAAATGAAAAGTCGTACGCCCATTTTTTCAAATGGTAGGCCCCAAGCATTGTAAGGCGAAAAGCCTCTGGCATGCCTTGCTCGTGTATGTCCGCAGTTGTTTCCAACAAGCGACGCTCGGTCGTCTCGACAAGCTTTTTTCGGGCAAGTTTTTGAAGGTGCGTTTGAATTTGGTCAATTGTGAAGCCAATAGACTGGAGCTCACCTTGCAATGCCTCAATCCCTACAAATCCATCTGGCTGCTTTCGATAAGCCCCCTCCCAAGAAAGATACCCAAGCAACACGAGCGACAAAAAATGCTCCCGCTTGTCTGCATATGTCGCACCGAACACATTATATGCATAAGACGCGTCTTCTTGATAATATGCATAATCGCCCAACAACCCACCCTTTGCAAACTCATGAAGCGGAATTCGATATTCCCCAACCTCAGAAAAGATCTGAACTATCAACTCTGAATTGACATTTGGATTACCAATAAATTTTGTTATCAGCTCGATTGCAACTCGAACATTCCCAGAGCTCACATTGATAATAAACTCATAAAGTTCAGGATTATCTCTTAGCGATTTCTGCAGCGCTTTAATCAAAATCGCCAAGCTTTCCACGTGCATAGAAAGATCCCGCGCCTTGAATGGCAGCCTTCCTTGGGCGATCTTCAGCGCAAAGGCAAGCCGCTTTTCGATTACATCCTCTAGCTTCGGCGGCGAAATAACAAATATTTTTGGCGGGTATGCCGATACAGTTCCGCTCCGCTTAGAAGCATGAAAGGTCTGCGGCCGGAGTGACAAGAAAACCAACGCATCCCATGTGGAAGCCAACTCGTGCGCTATTACAAACGCATCTTGCTGAACCGATATATCGCGCTGATCAGAGTTATCGATCACAATAATGATCTGACATCTCTTCTCGCGCGAAATCTCAGAAAGCACCTTTCGAAGATGTTCCGCACGGTTGTGAACTAAACCTCGAATATGTTCGACACGCTTTTCAAGAAACAGCGCTAGATTGCTATCCTTCAGCAACGAATAATAGCCACCGTCAAAGTCGGCCAATTCCGATTTATAAACCTTCTCGAGCAGCTTAAGATCCTGGAGATTTATTCCGTGATCAGCGCGCAATGTATTCTCGATCTGCGTCAGGAGCGCATCTCGAACACTGGAGGACAATGCACCTTGCGAGCCGAGATCGAAATAAATAAATATAGCTCTTTCGAACTGCGAAGATGCATCGACTTGAATAAGGTTTTTTATGAATGAGGTTTTCCCGACCCCGACATCTCCGAGCAGGACGATTGGCCGACGCGCCAACGCTTCAGCGAGAACCTTTTCTCGCAACTTATCTCCCTGCTTCTTTGGATTAACCTCTTCAACAACACTCCCGCGATCAGTCGACGAGAATAATGCAGAATATCGCGTTGAAAGAATATTTTTACTGAGAAGTGAATATTGAGTTAACGGACCACTCTCGCAATAGCACTCTTTCAAGAAATCATGTTCGAATTCAGATGTACGCCCCACGTCCTCAATGACAATTGAAGACGCATTTTTTACATTTTCTTGAAACTCACTGCTATATTTATACGCAAAATAATTCAGACACAATGCCGACAATTTTGGCGGAAGGGAGCCAGCACTCTCGCCACCAAGCAAATAAACCAATCTTTTTTCTTCGATACCCGCGGGTGATAGACACTCGTAGATCGTCGCGAAATTCGATAGCATCGATTCATAGCTATCGAATACAAACGCATCACCGTCCATCACCGATTTTCCGTCAAGACGCGTTGCCAAAAAAACAATTAGCTGCGGGCCGTTGCACAGCGCAGCCGCAGGAACTCCACGATCCGAGCAATATTTTTGTACCTGCTCGATTCCGGACTTGGTCGCTTCATTGAATTCAATCAACGACCGAAGTTTAATCTTCGTGCTTGCTTTCTTACCACGCGGAGGAATTGAAAATGATCTATCCGCGCGCTTCGCTTCAACTATCAGCTGTCGTGGTTTTCCGCACTCATAGTCAGAACGTTCGCCATCTTCGTAGACTTCAACCGCTACGCCGCTCCTCGGCCAACCAAGCACATCGACCAACAAACGGTCAATAAACGAGAACCGAGTCTGCGCCTCATTCGATAGCTCTCCCTGTACACTGAACTCTTCGATAAGGGATTGCAGCGCTTTTTGCCCTACGCTGAATTCGATTGTCATGGCCGGTTCTCGTGGACTTGAGTATGCGAATCGAGATATTACCTCCAAGATCGCAGCCGTGGACGAGCCAACGCAGGCGGAGCAGACACAACATCGAATCTCGGCGTACGATAGCAACGTCAGCGATGTGAATGACGTAAACGCAACGACGCCAGCCGTGCGCGACCACCGCTCCACGAGGCATTACGGCCCGAACCAAGGAAACCGGTCTATTGACGTCTGTTCGGTCCAGCGAAGGCTCGTACACAAGATCACTTTGTCGGATAACGAAGCGCGAGTTCTTCAAGGAACTGTGACAGGCGCGTTAGCCAGTCTCGGCGCTCGCGATCGTAATGGTGCCGGTTATACACGCCGGCCACCCCGGGTTGAATGTGCCCTAGTACAGCCTCCGCGACATCATGCGGACACCCAAGCGCCGCGAGCATTGTTCGAGCGGTCCGCCTCAGATCATGAGGCGACCAATGCGTCACCGGCAGTCGGGGGCGATTGTGGCTAGGCACCTGCTTGCAGTACGGCTGATGATAGTAAACGCCGTGCGAAATAACGGTCTGCTTCATCATTTCACCGGTCGACGTCGGGAACAGAAAGCCATTCACAGCTTGCTCTTTGCGCCGCCGAACAATTGCCTCGGCGCGGCCGATAAGTGGCACTCGCAAATCCGCTGCCTTTGATCGCCACGAGTTCTTCGTCTTTTCCTTTGGTACGGTCCACCAGAGACCGTCCGCCTCCTCGGCGATCTCGTGCGACTCCATTGAAACGATCTCTCCTCCCCGGGCACCAGTCCATAGGTACAGTGTGACTGCATCCGACACTGTGAGGCTCATATTCGGAAGCCAGCGGAGCAGCGTGCCAATCTCGCCCTCACTCAACACCCGCTTCTTGGTGCCCATGGCGACGCCGTCGATTGTGCGTCCCTTGCTGCGAAGCTTCCCGCGCAAAATCATTCGCCACCAGTTCGGCGTGCCGTCAGGCAGCCGACCCGCATCCATCGCATGGTCCCATGCGCCACCGAGCTCCATACGGAGCCTGGCCGCAAGAGCCGGTGTCGCTCGGTAGGAATCGAGAAACTCGAACGCCTGCGCGCGAGTGATTGAGGCGGCGGGGAGAGCGGCAATTGGCGCCAACATTGCCTTGAACATGCGCGTCACCTCGATCACCCCCTTCTCCTTTCGATTGGGCTCCAGGTAGCCGCCGATGTAGTCCAAACACACCTGCTTGACCGTATATGCATCGATCGCGCGCGTTGCCGCGATCACTTGGCGCTTCTCCCTTTTTTCGGCCGCAGGATCGGCTCCGCCATCGCGCGCCGAGCGTTTCTGTTCCCATTCGGCGATCGCAGCGGGAAATCCCATTGCTGGCCACTCGCCCAACTTCACCTGACGCATGCGGTCATCGATGGGCGACTTGTAACGGTAAATCCACGAGCGACGGCTTTCGCTCGCCTGCAGGCGTAGGCCTGGAAAGCCATCAAAGGTCAGGTGCTGCCCTGGTTGCAGCTTGCTTGCGGTGCGGGCGTCGAATCTCAT